TAGAAGCTTTATCTTTAAAATATAAATAAAAACCAAGAAATACAAATACTACTATACTTAGTAATAATAGTATATATCCTGAAAAAATACCAACTATTAACATAGCAATAATTAAAATAGTAAAAAATATAGATTTAATTAAATTTAACATCATTTTCCTTTAAAATATTTTTAATAGATTCGTTTAGATCAAAGTTAAATTCTGGAGGTGAGAAATATAGGTATATAGATATAACTAAACTTGCTACCATACCTACAAACATACCTCCCATTGAACCAGTAAAGAATGAAGTAAGTAAAAAGAAAGTTAATCCATCTAATGTTGCATCACCATATCTTTTTTTACTAAATTTAAATTTAATAAATATAAGATTTAATGCAGATACTATACCCATTAAAATATATTCCATTAAATACTCTTAAAATTCATTTTAAATGATCTAACAGTTCTACAATATTTTTCTTCTGGTTCATCTATATTTATATAAACGATACCTGGTTCAACTTTTCCTTTAACTTCCATTAATACATTATCAATAATTTGAAATGTGCCTGGTTTAGATACATGTTTCCATTTACTATTTACTTTCATTTTCTTTACCTTTTAAATAATCTGCAACTAATGTAGCATATCCTGCAATATCTCTCCATGAATCATCATAAAATGGATCACCATTAAGAATTCTTGCAATCTTATGCATTATCATTTCTAAACCTTCATTTATTACTTCATCATCAGTAGTTAAATATATAGGAATCTTAGATTTTAAATCTTGACTAATTTTAGCAAAGTCTGAAAACTCACCATAACGACTACCTCTTTCTTGTAAAATATCTTGAATATTTTGTTTCATAATCCCTCCTTAGTTTTAGTATATATTTCTTTAATTTTAGTAGGTATACCTTGAGTAAATACTGTAGTAAAATTATTTTTAGTTTTAATTAACATTTTAGATCCAGTAAAATAACCTTTTAAATTATTATTTTTAAATAATATCTCAATTTCTATTTCTATACCTATTACACCTTGATGTTGTTTTATAATATAAGTATATTTATCATGTTTTAACATCTCTTTAGCGTATTTAATAATACCTTCTTTATACATTCTATTTTTCTCCTTGATAATATGTAGCTGTACTATGATCATAATAATATTTTAATTTATATTTTCTTTTAATTATATACATAAATACACCCACTCTTTTTACACCCTGCATTCTTGCTTCTGCAATAGTAAATTTACCATCTCTTGCAAATTTATTTTTAACCCAAATATAAAATTCATTTGAATTAATCGTTTTTAAATCATTAACTAAACCAAATCTTGCATTAGCTTTTATTCTACTTTTAGCTGAATATATTTGTTTTTTACCAGCATATTCTTGATTTAATTCTGTTTTCTTTTTATAAAGTTTTTTTAATTGAAAAGCTATTGTAGATGGAGATGCACCAGATATATCTGCTAATTCTTTAACAGACCATAAATGTGGTTTATAACGTTTAAATAGATTTCTATATTCTCTTTCTTTGGTTCTATTATAACGTTTTAACACTTTATGGATATTATTATAACTATATCCTAAATACTCAGCAATCCAACGATAACCATACTTAAGGATAGGAAATTCATATTCTTCATACATTTCATTTATCATCTGTTTTACATCATTAGAGATTTCTTTATAATAATCTTTAGTTTTTATATTTGGATGATACTTTCTTAAATATTTACGTAAATTATCTAATGATTTCTTTATATTTGTTACTGATTTAATATATTGTAAAGTATAATCTTTTGGATTATAATCTTTAAATAATAAATCATAATCATGTTTTGTATTATAATTTCTTTCATGAGCTAATAAATTAAAGTAAGAAGGTTTAATACCTAACTTTTTAGCGAGTTCTTTAGAAGTAAACTTAAGAAAAGGATACTTATACTTTTTATAAAGTAAATCAAATTGTGTATCCCAATATTCTTTAGTTAATTGTGTTGCCATTATTCTATATTTACCCTAATAATGCAGAAATATATTTTTTAGCTTCATCTTTAGTTTTAAACCTATATTTTGTTAAAACTTTTACTAATTTTAAACCTTCTACTTTAATAACTCTATATAATCCAGCACCATTTCCTTGAATTTCAAATGTTTTATTCATCATTTTTTATCCTTTAAATATTAATTGATCTATATACCAAAAAATAAATGCACCTATGATTTGAACAATAATAAGATGAATATATTCTTGATATTTAGATTTACAACATTGAAATTGTACTAAAAAATATAAAGGAATCATCATTATAAATCCACTAAATATCCATCTACATAAATAAATTAAAAAATCATCACTTAAATAACTAATCATATCAGACTCCAAAGAGATTAATTCTCTTCAGGTTCTGACATACATTTTCTAAGTTCATCTGGTATATTATCAGCTGAATATTGTTTTACAATAGCAGGACCTTCAATACCTCCAGTAATAATAATATTTATTATTTTTTGTAGTAATTCAGCTTTAAATTCAGCTAATTGCTCTTTACAAATTTCTTCTACATCTACATTAGATTTCTCATTTTCCATTCTTACTTGTTCACCATTTTCATACACTGGTTCAAAGTCTTTTATAAACTCTACTAAATCTAATGTAATAAGTTGGTCTTGATAATAGAATACTACTTTTTGTTTTGGTTTAATAATATTATCTTTAGTATCTAACTCCATAAGAGTTGAGCTAACTACAGCTGCTTCTCCACCTAATGTTCTATGTCTAAAAATATAACCATTATCTATGATCATTTTATCTCCTTAATTTTACTTACATGTTTTAATGAAATTTAAATAATTTTTATTTAGATCAGAATCTAATAATACTAATCTTTTCCATTCTTCTGGAAGAAGATTTATAATATCAAATGACAATTCTCTAAATTCATATAATGCATCTTTAGATATTCTTAATTTTAATAAATGAAGTAAACTTCTTAAATTAAAACTTACTTGCCCTTTGAATTTATAAGATTCTGGTAATGTATATTTAGCTTTATCATTAGAAATATTATTAACTAATATTCTTCTAAGATTTTCTAAAGCTTTAATACTTGCATGATTTACTTCATTGTAAATATTTCCATCTTTATCTCTAATAAAATGAATATATTTACCTGCTCTATCATATATTTTCTCTCTACCAAATATCCAATTAAATGGTTCTTCTTGTTTAAGTTCTTTAAGAGTATATCTAGTAGATTTAATAGTGGGACTAACACCTATCCTATGTCTTGCTAATTCTTGAAGTAAAGCTCTACTTGCTTCAAATTCAAATACAATTAAACTATGTTCTAAAACACTTTCATGTTTAAATTTAAAACCTACTCGTTTAATTAAATCATAGTCTTTAGTTCCTACATGATGATCTAAATTAGCTCCACAATCATTACAAATTGCATTATATGCCCAGTTATTTTGTGTAAATACTTCTGTTAATTCTTGACATCCACAGAAAGGACATTTAAGCATATTCTGTTCTGATTGATCAATCATCCAACTATCTGCTTTATTAGCTGTGTCATGACTTTGTCTAATACCATTACTAATTAACCATAAAGGAGTTATGTATAATAAGTTTACCATATCAATTTCCTTTAAGACGATTACATAAATCGATAAGCATATCTATTGCATTTACTACATATGGTTCTAATTCTTCTTTACTAATAAAGAAAGATCCAGAAGGTTTAAATTCACTTTCGATAAACACTGGACCTTCAATATCAACTAATTTTTCTTCACCGTATGTGATTTCTGTGACAATATGGTTATTTAAAACCATATCTCTATACAAATCTAATGCATATTTAGATAATACTTTATTTCTTGCTTCTTTTTCCGTCTTTGCAATAATTTGCATTATTTTTTCTCTTTTTTATCTACACTTACTTTTCTATATTCTTTACCTAATTTAGTAAAATCTAATGTAAATTTTCTAAGTCTACCTTTACCTGTTTTAGTTTCTCTCTTTTCCAAAGCTTCAATCTCTTCTCTGATTTTTGCAGTTAAAACATATAATTTTTTTCTTATAACTTGTTCTTCTGTTCTCATTATATCTCCTTAATTAAAAATATCTTTTACTTTTTTAGTTTCAGCAGCTGGAGCTAACACAACAGCATCTTCATTTGCATTTATTACATCTAATACATCTTTTTTAGTATCTACTACTTGTACTGTTTCTTTTGGTTTAATTATTTTAAGAAGTTCTACTTCTACTCTATCACCGTTTTCACCTCTACCACTTACGAATCTAAAATTTTGTACTGTAAAATTCTCTTTTTTAAATCCTTGTTCTTCTAAAAGTAATAAAATACCTTCTACTAATTCTTCTTGATTAAATTCAATTTTCATTATTTATCCTTTACATATTTTTGGTAATAATAAGTAGATAACATATACTGATGTTACTATCCAAAAACCTATTAAATGTATTTGTGCTAAAATAGCATCTAAATCTCTTCCATATTTTTTATAATCATATGAATCTGTTAAATACATAACAAATAATAATATGATCATACCTATAAATAGTATATCGTTTAACATACTTATACCTTTTTATAC